GTAGTGTAAAAGACTGAAAGTTGCCTTGGACACTGGTGTAATGGGTATTAAAAGCCAGTGCATGAGCTTCCGAGATGTTGGCATAAGCAAGCGAAAGCCCGTGATTAGTGGCGACAGCGCCATACAACACACGGACTTCTGCGCCGCTAGCCATGTTGAAACTGGATTGCCCGAATGAGCCGGGAGTCCATGTGCGGGCAGTAGGGTTGAGAGTAGGGTAGCTCATGTCACTACCTTAAACGTGTTACCGAAAACCACACTAGAGAGATCGGTCGGCATGTGGATTGCCTGCACTTGTACGGTGCCGTTAGGCTGGTACACGGACGATATAATTTGATATTGCTCTGTATTTGTATAAGTTTTACCTAGGTTTGTCGTAACCGACAAGTTAAATCTAAATAGACGCCCTGGCGAAAGGTTAATTCGACCCAGGAATGTCGTAAAACTAACCGTATGTGTTTGTTTGATGCGTGTGGCTAACACGTAACGGGCATAGGTCACTGCATGATTTTCAGTTGTGCAAAAATTTGATAGGTCGTAATAGATTACATTGGAACCCGTATAGCCGGCTGGAGCGACCGTAACTGTACGATCTTCACCTAACATATTTTGTTCTTGAATACGATACGTGATATTAACAAACGCCTCTTCCCGATCCTGTAAAGTCTTGTACTCAACTGAATAAGAATCAGCAATAATATCATCCAAGGTTAGGACTTGTGTGGCTGCAGCAGAAGATGTTCCTAACGACGAATCTTCAGTGACAATGGTAAATGCGTATTTACCTTGGTTCATGCCAAAGCGGAGTAGAAAATACTCGGCATAAGCAGCAATAAATTCAAAAGCTCCGGTTTTTTCGGTGATCACACCATCAAAAAATAACCCCTTAGCGCGAGTGAACTTAATTGCTTTTATAAAGGATGCTGTGTCGATTGCTGAAGCAGGAATCGAGCCACTGGCACCTGGGAAAGTCGTTAACAAGTAATTTGATAATTCCGGGAACATATTTGTTGCACCAGTCCCTCCGGTTTCAATTAAATTGATTGGTGCGCCATCGTTGTAATATAAAGAAAGCTGCGCAGCTGTACTCAAACCCTTAAAGCCGCGTAAATTTAATACGGCCACAGCCATGTACGGGTATTTAGCTGAATCTTGCATAACCTCGTTAATATAACTAATGCCAACGGTATAATTTTGAATATTATCTGCTAAGTTCATGCGAGTTACAAAAGTAGTAACATCCCCATTGAAAGTTAGTTTAAACCCATCAAGCAGATCTACATGTCTTATAGGCGTATTACGACTATATATTATAGGGTGTGCGCTAATGCTTTGCTTATTATAAGCAAAATTACCAAAGCCTAAAGTTTGACCCATATTTTTTAAATATTGTCTTTCAAAATCATCAGGATGAATTGGCACAAGTTTAAAGTTAACAGCACTTAGTGAGGGATGCTGTATTTTTATGTTGGAAAACATTACAGCCTCGCTTGTGGTGACAATCACTAATGGCTTATCTGTAAGCAAACGCCACGAATTGGTGGAAGTATTCTCAACACTGCGCCAGTATATTTCAAATGCCATTTTGGGATTATTTATGTCACTAAGTATCCCCCGCAAATCAGGAAGAATACATGGATCGGGACTAGGTACAACAGCACCTATAGCGGTATTTTGATTTCGAGGGCGGTTTGCGCCAGTATACGGAACATATTGGGTGCCAATCTTAGAAACAAAGTTTGAGTCCTGTGAAGTATTAAAGAGTGTTGGTCGCTGATTAGCATTTAAAGGTCGATAGAAACGTTTGCCGTTAGCATAGTCGCGTTGATGTATATTAAGAGTAGTATTATACAGGGTTGAATTACTGCTGAAGCCAGAAGCAGCAATGGCTGCCATATATTCGACAGGACTCAAAATCTTAACAACAACGGGAGTCGTCGGGTAATTATTGACCCACACGCTGCCCGGCGGCGCTGGATCGACAGGATCTTGCGCCCCTGGTTTAATAGCCAATGAGATAGCTAGCCCGATTTCTGTAACTTCGCAGCTGCGTGTATTTGAAACGAAAGCTGTTCTGGTGCGTAGACTAAAAGGAGTAATACCAGGGGCAGGTGGACCTACATTGCATTCACTTTCTTCGCAATCTAGCTCCTCGTTGTCCAGACCAAATGTTTCGTTGCTGCCAATAGTTTGAGAAAATGCACGAACTTCGCTTTTATTTATCGTTCCCGTTAAGTGTTCATTGTTTGATGATAGTTCAATATATGATTTGAAAAGACCGTGACTTGTTGTATTAGATGCAGTCGGGTCATTGTTTGCCGTGGCTCCCGTGGTCGTAGAAAATGAAAAGAAGCAACTCAAATCTTTATCAATAATTTTGCTACCTAACCGGATGCCGGTTAACGATGGCGATCCAAGGCCTAATCCTCCTTCGCCAATAATGTATGCTGCGCGAAGCCATTCGTGACCGCCTGCGCTATGCATACGTTGATAAATAGCATTTGGTGTGACAACGATGCCGCCGGAGGTATTTGTGCGCCGGCCAAAGAGAATAGGAATTGTTTCTCCTATACCGGCAACGTTCTGTGCTACGCCTAAGGCATAGGTGCTGATTTTCTTGGTAGGGCTGGCTGGCTGAGCTTGTGCTTGTGCTTTTTCAGGTTTTTGATATTCCTTAGAAAGCCATACACCGGCGCCACCAAGGAAGCTGGTATGAGCCAACCCGGCATGACCACCTGGCGTCTGAGGTCCTAAATATCCGGCGTGATAGGCAGTTAGCGGAGAATGAAAATATTCATATATTTTTCCATCTTGAATGACGGGGGTGCCGGGGCGATATACTTGACCATCCCGTGCGCGAAAGTTTGCACTACCCGTTATCAGTACTCCCCTAGACTGATTCAAAAGCATCGCTCACCTCCCTGCCACAGGCAATTTACCTGCGTTTGCATTAGTCAATACTCTAAATGGAACCGTGCCGGGAAGCTGTAGCCCGGCAGTTACAGGACGCAATGGTGAACTAACTATAAGCCCCACACTGTTCAGGTTAAAAGTTGCGTCTGTTACACGACCGGTGTACTGCCAAAATACTGTAGAAGGACTACGGCCATTTATTGTCACCGTGCTTCCTTTTACAATAAGACTTTCTATATCGCTTTGTTGAATCGTTCCAATCGGCAAAGTGATACTTACCTCATCGGCATCACTGGCTGCATTATCTGAATAACTATTAACTTGAAATGCCAGAAAATCTGCAGCCGAGGCATTAAAATTTTGTACTGATAGCGAAAGGCTAGCAATAGTCAAGGTTTGAAAGTAAACGGTGGTAGTCATAAGCCCATGTTCCGGCGTGCGGCGTAACTACGGCTTACGCCTCTCATCATATTTGCCTGACTTGCATTGACGGCTGCCGCCATTCCCATTTGCATGTCGGCTAGTGTCACATAATTTTGATTGTTCATCTGCACGACAGGACCGGTCGTGATATTAATAGAAGCACCGGCTCCTCCGCCATAGTAGGCGTTTTGTTGATTGCTGTAGTTAGAGGTGCTGCTAAGGCCGCCAGATGCGCCTGCCTCAGATATTACTGCTTCGCCTCGGACACCAGAAGAATACCGCCTCATGGCTGCATCCATTTTGCTGGCAGGGATGACATACTCTGGCTGTCCACCCTCGCCAATCACCGCATTAGTGGGGCGAGTAACATAACCTCCTACGGCATAGAATTTGTTTTTGGGCATTAAACCCGCGTCTTGAAGCTCTCTATCTGAGATATTATATTTAGCTGCTTTTTGCGTACCCTTAAACATTTCTCTGTATTTAGTTTCCGCTTCTGCTCTCTTTTTGTTATATATAGTATTAGCAATAGATCCCGCAGCCTCAGCTGAAAATGTACCACTGATGCCTTGACTAGCTAATGATTTGGCAAGCTGCGCAACACTGTAGCGTCCGTAATCATCCATTAATCCATGACTTACAATTGATACACCACCAGTCCCCGAGCCAGAATTGAGCCCGGAACCAGAATCGACCCCGGAGCCGCTCTTACCAACTGCTTGGGCACGGTTAAAAGCAGCCTGTTCGACCGTCATTTGACGGATAGCGTCGGCTCCCATCAAGTTGTATTGGGCGATTTGTTTGGCGGCGTTTACGCCTTCATACGCCAGCTGGACGGCCTGCTTTTGAAGTTCAACAGCAGCGTAATCTGCTGCGTATGCTTCACCTTTTGCCGCTCTTCGAGCGAGGTCAGCTTGAGCTTCTTTGAGTTTGATATCACTACTGATAGCAGCAAGCTCAGCTTTTCTTTGTTCTTGCTGTACCTGTAAAACTGTTTGTTGGTAAATCAGTTGAGCACGCTGGAGCTGCAGCTGGTACTGTTTATCGGTATCGCCGGCATTTGTCGCCCGCTGCATCTCTAGATCGTTAAGCGCCAAATACGCGGAAGTGGCGGCAGAAGCAATCGAGGCTTGCTGGTCTAAACGGGTAGCGGCAGCTGTGACAATACCTTCGGAAAGCATCGCCGTTGCGCGTAACTGACTTTCTTGCATTTTTTGTATTTTCAACTCTCTTTCTCTATCTTCGACCATTTGGAAGCCGAGCTCAAGTTGCTTTCTTTTTTCACCATAAATACGTTTTTCTACGTCTATCTGCTCTTCAACTTTTGTAAGCTGGTCCGCTGTTAGGCCAGCGCTGCTGGCTTTGATTTCAGCAATTTTTGCTTCCAGCTCGGCACGTAGTTCTCTTATTTTTAGGTCTTTTTCTAGTAGTTTTTGTTCTTCTTTGCTCGCACCAATCATCCGCCTGCTTATGTCAGTACGGTATTCTTCTAACTTAAGAACCTCTTTTTGAGCACCTGTTTGTTTGTTTAGCTCAGCTAACTGATTTTCATACTCCGCTGTACCTTGTAAGGAACTTTGGTATGCTTGGTCTAACAGTGACTTAAGCCCTGGTATAAGACTAAGAAGTTTGACTGCTCCTGTAATAATTAAATTAACTAGCGCCACAATGCCTTGAACGGCACGCAGTATTGCGGTTAGTGCAAAAATAAACGGTGTACCCAAGAATCCCAGCAGCGTTTGTACGCCTTTAGTGAGGCCGTCCCAGGCTTTCTGGAGTTCGTTTACAGCTGTGGCGGCTGCTTGGACGCCCAGTCCACCTACATCTCCGGTTTGAGTAAAGGCCGCTCCACGGATAAGTTCTTGGGCTTTTGTAAAGTCACCTAGCTTTTTAGCAGCAGTTACTTGGCGCTCAATTTCTGCTGTAAATTCAATGCCCTGTTCGCGCAAGCTGGAGTAATTGTTACCCACTAAAGCAAAGGAGTTGCCGAGTTTGGCTGCTGATTGAACAGCCTGATCCAGTATTTGACCGATGGCCCCACCGAGAATTTGGCCGCCAAATCCTGTTCCAACAAACGAGCCCAGGACAGAACCGGCTACTGTGCCCGCACCACCACCAAACAACAGGGGAAAACCTGCGCCTAGCGCTAAACTCTCAAAACGTTGATTTCTAGCTTTCTCTGCATTTCGCCTATCTGTTCTTTGTCGCGATGCATCTCGCGCAAAATCTGCCGTAGCGGGACCAAATTCAACCTTACCTAACTGGATATCTACGCGGCGACTGGCCTCGGCAAGCGCCTCAAACTCTTGACTTGTCATTCCAACAAGCCGTTGAACGTCTAGAAGCTCTGCTTGGTAACGTTCAAGAGCTGCAATACTGGCATCGCTGCCAGGTCCTACTAAACCTTTACCTACATCAAGTAGTTTTTGTACTTTTCCACTTACCCCTTGTTCCCTTAAGGGTGCGGTCATACCAGGAGCTTGTCTGCGCTGGTATATCCCTTGCAGTGTGTTTAATCGTTCCAGTTCTTGTGTCAGTAAAACACGTGAGGCGTTAGCTGCTGCAGTAAGAGCATTTGTAAACTGATCGGATCCTGTTTTTGCGTTAGCGGCAATGTTGTTAAATGCGTTAAGTTGTGTATTTACACCGGCTATACTTGTTGAAAATTTAGCGGTTCGTGTATCTCCATCGGCATAGGCTTTTATGAGCGCGATAAGGTTGTTTTTAGCGCTCTGTATTTCCTGAGATTTAGCCGGAGTAAATAAAGTTGGTATAGGTTTAATGCGTTTAGTTAGATTTTCAATGGCGCTTACGCGCTGTTCCACAGTCTTTAGACTGTTAAGCCCTTCTACGCGCAGGTCAATAACAGCGGAATAACTTACTGCCATCTGCCTGATGGGACTGTTGAACCAGTCTACGCATCAAAAAGCCGCCGGGGTTAGCGGCGGCGTTTGGCTTTTTCCATTTCCTTTTCTTGGTCCTCGTTGAGGATCTGGAAGTAGGCGCTCCAGCCGATTAGCTCTTCGGCGGTCATGGTGGTGGCGACTTGGCTGAGGGTTAGTCCCAGTTCTTTGGCCACGCCGAATTGAAGCATCAACCAGTTGTCCCGGCGTATTTGGGCACTTAGTTCTTTGGGTCGAGCGGCTCGGCATCGTCGGTCAGGATCGCCAGCATTAAGGTCTGGAGGTCCTTGTCCTTGACTTCGTTTTTGAGGATGTCTATTTCGCCGGCGGAAAACAGCTTAGTGCCATTTTCGTCCATGGCCTTGGTGATCAGAAGCTGGAGGGCGAAGGCGTTGGCGTCGTCGGATTTGGCTTGTTTTTGGGCGCGTTCGCGCTCGGCCATTGTTAATGGTGCTACCCACATCTCAAATTTGCTGCCATCGGATAATTCGACGACTTTCTTGACGGGCTCCAGATTGGCCGCCTTGCGCAGACGATCTATGGCGCGGAGTGAACTGGAAA